AAAACCGTATGATTGAATAAATAACTCTAGTATATACGTAACTTGCAAGGAGAATACGAAAAATGGCTAGAACATCACCAGGAGTAGAGGTTTCAGTAATAAACGAAAGTTTTTACGTACCGTCAGATGCGGGAACAACACCTCTTTTTATAGTAACATCATCAACCGACAAGGCGAATGGTGCAGGATCAGGAACAGCGGCAGGAACACAAACTGCTAATGCCAACACTGCATATTTGATCTCGTCACAAAGAGAATTAACAGAAACTTTCGGAGATCCGAAATTTTATCAAGACACAGCAGGCAATCCATTACACGGTTATGAATTGAATGAATGGGGTCTACAAGCGGCATACTCATTTTTAGGAGTTGCCAACAGAGCATACGTTTTAAGAGCGAATGTTGACACTAGCGAATTGATTGGTAGTGCATCGGCTCCAACAGCGAATCCAACAGATGGGACATATTGGTTTGACCTTGCATCAAGCTCTTATGGTTTATTTGAATGGTCACAAACAGATCAAAAATTTACAGCGAAAACACCAACGTTGATCACAGCAGTTACTGACCTGGTAGGTAACAGTTCAACAGGTGCACCAAAAACTAATGTAGGTAGCATTGGAGATTATGCTATCAACACAACGCATGTATCAAACAAGATATACAAAAAAACATCACTCAACACATGGGTGCAGTTAGGTTCGCCTTCATGGCACAATTCACTGCCAGTGATCACAGTTGCATCAGGAACAACAGTAACAAGTTCTCACAAGATATCGATCAACGGTGTTGAAATCACAACACTCGGCACAGCACTATCAGATGTTGCAACAGCAATAAACCTAGGTGACGGGACATCATCCGTACCTGGCGTAACTGCAAGTGTAAACGCAACAACAAATAACCTAGAGATATTCCACAATGGTCTATCATTTGGTGACTCAACAGCAGGCGACGGCACAATTAGATTTGAGGCAGTTTCAGGTACACTTCTAGCAGACTTAGGAATCACAGCAGGTACTTTCAACGCAAACCAATTTTTACAAGCGGCACACACTTCAAGACCAACTTGGAAAACAGCAGATGAGAACAGACCTAACGGTTCAGTTTGGTTCAAGACTACTTCTGCAAACAGCGGAGCAAACATAGTTGCAAAATTTTACAGCTCGGCGAGTGCAAGTTTCTCAGAAGTGAGTTCACCATTACACGCAACGCATCATCAAGCGATATTCAAACTTGATCCTGCAAATGGCGGAACAGGTTTGAGTGCTGGTACATTGTACACACAATTCAACATCACAGAACAGTCAAGTGATGGACAACAAGACGACACTCCAAATGTTGGAGACTTCCAGTTGTTCAGATACGAGGGTGGAGAAACAATTATCTCAGGAAAAACTATAAACCCAACTTTCACACACAACGAAACGTTCACTGTGAGAGAGAGTGTTAAGAATCAAGAAGCATTGGCAAATGCTGTCACTGTTACAATCCAATCTGGAGATGGTTCAACTTTAGCAGATTCAGAAGACTTTATCACGGCGTTCGCGGCGGCTAACTTCACAAACCTCGAAGCATCAATCATCGGATCAGGTGAATACGCAGGTGCTATCCAGATCAAACACAAACTGGGTGGTGAGTTCAGAATGAATCAAACATCAGGCACACCACTTGATGACGCAGGTTTAGGTGTTTCACAGGCACACAGTTATGGCGGATACACAGCAAACAGCACAACATTGATAGACAACTTGTATGTTGCACCAGCAGGTGATTCAGAAGACTCAACTGTGGGTAACGAAACGATTGCTTCCAACTGGAAGAGATTGAGTTACACAGCAAGTTCAAGCACACCAACTAATGAGCCGGCAGACGGAACATTATGGTATGACAGCAAGATCGATGAAGCAGATATCATGGTTCACAACGGCACAACTTGGGTTGGATACGTAAGCAATTATTCTTCAACAGATCCAAATGGTCCACAGTTTAGTGCAACAGCACCAACTTCACAATCAGATGGCACTGTTCTAGTAAACAACGACTTATGGATTGACACTTCAGACTTAGAAAACTATCCAAAACTTTACAAGTACAACACATCAGCAACATTAAGTTCTACAAACACAGCGAACCAAGTTGCAGTAACTACATCAGGCGCGGCTTGGGAACTAGTTGACAAAGCAGACCAAACAACAGAAGACGGTGTTGTTTTCGCAGATGCTAGATGGCACACTTCAGCAGACAAGAGTGCTAACAACAGCACACAGGCGGGAAGTGCATCTTCAATCAAGAACTTGTTAAGTGATAACTTCATAGACCCGGATGCTCCAGATCCAGCACTATATCCAAATGGTATATTGTTATGGAACACAAGACGTTCTGGTTACAATGTTAAAGAATACAAAAACAGTTACATCACTGAAACGAAATATCCAAGTTCAGGTGGTTCTGGCTTAGGTAACATCAGATTCAACAACGAATCAGTTGGCGGTTACTACCCAGACAGATGGGTTACTAAATCAGGTAACAACGCAGACGGTTCTGGAACTTTTGGAAGAAAAGCACAGAGAAAAGTTATTGTTCAACAACTTAAATCAGAGATGGACACTAACCAAGCAATCAGAGAAGACCAAAGAGGCTTCAACGTTATTGCTACTCCTGGCTATCCAGAATTGATACAGAACATGATTAACTTAAACACAGACAGAGGAAACAAGGCCTTTGTTGTAGGTGATACACCTTTAAGATTATCAGGTACAGCAACAGACATTCAAAACTGGGCAAATAATAGTGCAGGTGCATTAGACAACGGCGAAGACGGCCTAGTAAGTGCAAGTGAATACCTTGGAGTATTCCACCCAGCAGGATTAACAACAGACAATGGCGGTAATAGTATTGTTGTTCCACCATCACACATGATGATGAGAGTACTAGCGAACAACGACAACGTTGCTTTCCCATGGTTTGCACCAGCAGGTACAAGACGTGGTGTTGTAGACAATGCGACAGCAGTTGGATTTATTAATACAACTTCTGGAGAATTCCAAACAACATCTGTTACGGAGTCAGTGAGAGATTCAATGCATGGGGCGAAGGTAAATCCAATTACTTTCTTCTCAGGATCAGGAATTGTAAACTTTGGAAACTTGACAAAAACATCAGGAAGTTCAGCACTAGACAGAATAAATGTTTCAAGATTGGCAGTATATCTAAGAGCACAACTAGATTCAATTGCGAAACCGTTTATTTTTGAACCAAATGATGAATTAACTAGAAACGAGATCAAACAAGCGATCGAGTCATTCTTGTTAGAACTAGTTGGACAGAGAGCATTATTTGACTTCTTAGTAGTATGTGATGACACAAACAACACACCTACTAGAATAGATAGAAATGAACTTTATGTGGATATAGCGATTGAGCCAGTTAAATCAGTTGAATTTATTTACATACCGTTGAGAATCAAAAACACAGGAGAGATTGCAAATTTAGGGAACTAATTTTGGAATAAATAGATAGGAGAAACAAATGGCAATATCAACATTATCAAAATTTACAGTACCTTTAGCAAACGATCAAAGTAGTGCATCACAAGGCTTGTTGATGCCTAAACTACAATATCGTTTTAGATGTATCCTGGAAAATTTTGGAGTATCAACACCGAGATCAGAACTAACAAAACAGGTTATGGATGTTACAAGACCAAACTTGACTTTTGACACAGTAACATTAGATGTTTACAACTCAAAAGTTTATGTAGCAGGAAAACACACTTGGGATCCAATAACAATCACTTTAAGAGATGACGTAAACAACTCAGTTACTAAACTGGTTGGAGAACAAATTCAGAAACAGTTTGACTTCTTTGAACAGTCATCAGCGGCATCTGGTATTGATTACAAATTTACAGGTAGAATTGAAATGTTAGATGGTGGTAATGGTTCAAGTGCACCAAATGTTCTAGAAACATTTGAGTTATACGGTGCATACGTTGAAAACGTTAACTACAACACACTAGCATATCAAACTTCAGAACCGGCTACAATTACATTGTCAGTAAGATACGACAACGCAATACAGACTCCAACAGGAACTGGAATTGGAACAGCAGTATCTAGAACAATCGGTACATTAAGTACTGGTGGTTAATAAGAATTAAGTTAGCAATTATAACAGGAAAAGCGTCTTTATAGGCGCTTTTTTTGTGACTATAAATAACACTATGCCAAGCATTAACAATTTCTTAAAAGGTTTCCAGGACGGACTTCCTGGAATGAAAGATTACCGACACGCATCACGACTGTACATAGACGACACGTACAAGTTGATGCCAAAACAGAAATTCCTTTTCCATGTTGTTTTCGACACAGACGAAACTCTTTTCTTTAATGGATTCCAGAACCATGAAAGAACTGAATTGAACATGCTGGTGAAGGCCTGTGACATGCCCAAGTATGACATGAGTATGGAAGAAAAAATTCAGTACAATAAAAAAATGTACACAGCAACAAGGATTGCTTATGAGCCAATCAACATCACGTTCCATGATGATCATGCAGACACAGTGAATGCATTCTGGAAGAAATACTACGAGTACAATATTGCAGATTCTGTTGGAGTGTTCGGTGACAATTACTACGGCACTAAGGATGACTACTACGACGGAATTGATACAAAACGTGTTACAAAGTTTGGATTGGACACACCTAGGAAAAGAAAGAAACCATACCTAAGAAACATAGAGATATTTGTTTTACACAAACAAAGATTCACATCAATGACTCTAGTAAATCCTATGATAGGTTCATTCTCACACGATAATCTTGACGCGGCAGATGGGGCAGGTATCCTACAAAATACAATGCAGATACTTTATGAATCTGTGATATACAAATCAGGCAATATAAAAAGTCCCGACGGAAGACTAAATGCCAACAACATCAGAGGTGGTTTTGCCACAATTCACTATGACAAGGAACCAAGTCCATTGACAGTGCTGGGTGGCGGAACAAACAGTATATTTGGCCCTGGTGGTATTGTAGACGGTGTTGGATCAGTGATTAGAAACTACAATAACAATAATATATTAGGTGCAATATTGGCGGCATCAAACACATACAACAATGCAAAAAAAATAAAGAAACAAGATGCAAAAGAAGAATTAAAAGGTATTGCAAAACGAGGAGTGCTAGAAATAGGCAAACAGGCAGGAACAATCACTAACCCAGTTGGTGGATTCAATGTTGGTGCCGCGGTAGCAGGTGCTGTCGTACTTGCAACTGCCAAAGGTACAAACGATAAAAAGAACAAGGCTAACACAAGAGTTATCAAGAATCCACAACTTGATACCAAACTATATCTTACAGCAGAAGAATCGTTCCAACTGATATCAAATAACGAAACACTCAAGGACGAGATCGCGGCAGGTATATACTACAAAGATATCGGTTCAAGGAAAGACATCACGGTGGCGGCATCTGATATCGAATATGCAGGATCGAGTGATACCACAAAAAGGGTATACAGAAACAAGGCGATAACAGATATAAGGAAATTAGTCACAGAAGGATACATTAAAATTTCAAGAGGAACGCAGGATGTATCAATAACAGTTGAGAAGGCGGCATTATAATGGCAGAATTTTACACAAACCTACCACCAAAACAAGACGATGACTTTGAAAAGACCATAAAAAAGTTAACAACAGGAACTTATGAAACAGAATATCAATTCAACGTTGGTGAGTACGACAGCACAGTTGCATTCTTTGTTAAACGTGGTTTCAATAGGACCTCAGCGGAATCAACTGCTTATGTGATTCTTTCACAAGCAAAAATAGACGATGTAAGTCCACAAGTTCTATTAGATAAAATTTCGAATGCCAACCCGGCACAACTATCCGAGTTGATCACAATAGTGTTGAATGCCAATAGATACAAGTCAAGTCAACTGGGTGTGAGGCAGACATTGACAACCAAAGAGACTGTTTCTAGAAATATCATAGACTAATGTTACCTAGATTTGCAAGAGGTAAGTTCACTCCAAAGAACGGAGAAAAATATGTAGGCACAAAAACACCAACTTACAGATCAAGTTGGGAACACTCGTTTATGAGATTGTGTGATGAACATCCTAGTGTGTATCAGTGGGCGTCTGAGTCAATTAAGATTCCATACAGACATCCTTTCACTGGAAAATACACTGTGTACGTGCCAGATTTTTTCATTGTCTACCAAGACAAAAATGGTCGTAAACATGCGGAAATGGTTGAAGTAAAACCAATGAGTCAAACTACCATGGAGGCGGCGGGCAAGAGCCAAGGAAAAAAGAAACAGGTTGTGATAAACATGGCAAAATGGGAGGCCGCAAGTAATTTTGCAAAACAAAGAAAAATAAAATTTAGAGTAATATCAGAAGAACAATTATTCCACAGCGGTAAACGTAAGTAAATAAAGCAATGACAAAGAAATTGGAAGATATTTTAAATTTACCAAATGTAAAACAAGCATTCAAAGAGGTAGATAAAAAAGAACAAGCAAAAGCCAACAGAGATCAGACAAAAGAAGTGATGAAAAATGTTGATCCGCAAACACGTAAAAATTTAGAAAAGAGTTATGCAGAATTTGACAAGGTAGCGGCCGCACTACCGCAGGTTAAAGGTCTGGGAGAACTATCAGATCTAGAGCTCGACAAACTGGCTGTGGAGGCTGAAGAAAGTTACAAGAACTTAATGGACCTAGGTATGAATGTTGATTCTCGTTACTCGGGCAGAATATTTGAAGTTGCGGGTAATTTCCTTAGAAACGCCATAGATGCAAAAGGCTCTAAAATAGACAAAAAGTTAAAAATGGTGGAATTGCAGTTGAAGAAAAT